TTGTGAGAGGCGAACCGCCCTTCGGCAATTTCCGTTTGGGAGGGGATGTGGCTGGCGGAGGAAGAAACTTCAGTGTCATCGTTTTGAGGGCTTACAATGTGGCTAAGGTGCTTTATAAGGCCAATGAACCGGATACGATGCTCTTTGTTGGCAATGTGATTCATTACGGCACTAACTTAACTGTTAAGGATGATGCGATTTTCATTGATAAAGTCGGAGTAGGCAAGGGTGCTTATGATCGGCTGGCAGAACATAACCGAGGTATTGGTGTAAATGCGGGGATGGAGGCGCAGGATTCAGTGCGATTTCAAAACAAGCGAGCCGAAATGTTTTGGCGGGCAAGAGAGTGGATCCACCGAGGCGGGAAACTGGAAGAGAATAATGACTGGTTGCAATTGGCTAATGTGAAATACAAGGTGGCTGACAGCAGTGGCAAACTAAAGATAATGGGCAAAGAAGAAATGTTAATGAACGGCGTTGAAAGCCCCGATGTGGCTGATGCCTTTGCTCTTACTTTCTACAACCCCGATTCTCCGGCCTCTCTTGACTACCAACCACAGCGATCCGATATGACCATTGAGTATAAAGTCCTTGACCCTTATGCCCGACACACCTAAAATTACCATTGAAGTAACCAAGAAAGAAGCCAGTGTGCTTGAGGCGATCCGCCTGTGTTCACCCTTCGGGAAGATTGTTGTGCAGAAGATGAACGATATAATTGTGCGGATTGAGAAAACAGAGAGTATAATGGTAAAGGATGATGGCACGCTGGTTAGTCAAACATTGAAATAGGTGTTATAATAAAAATATGAGCGGAGAGTCAAAACTAAATTACAAGGACACAAAAGGGCGGATTAAGGTTCATCGCTATCTTAGGCATCGGGGAGTTGTTATCTGTATCAGACAGATTGACGGCGACATTTTTGAGTATCTTTGTCCAATTAACGGCGAAATCTATTCCTCTTATATTGTTATGAGGCCAGAAAAGGGCAGGGAAACTCTTACCTCAATACAGCTTTACGCTACAATCCAGATTATAGTAACGGCAGCGATGACGACAATAGATACAGTTCTAAAAGTTAAGCCGAACGAAGCCGAGATGGATTTAGCCAAAACATTCTTGGGGGCCGCTAAAGCACTTTGGGATAAAAAGAGAGGAGGGGCGGTCGCCAATTAAAATGCCAGCAGACTTTGAGCGATGTGTTAAGGCGGGTGGGCGTGTCCGTAGCAAAAGAATTAGCAAAACTGAATATATCAAGATTTGTTTTCTGAATGGTAAGAGTTATGCCGGGGAGAAGCATACTTATAAAAAGGTTCTAAGAAAATAATATGGCCGAAGCATCTGACCAACCAAAATTAGACAAAGAGTTAGAAAAAGACCTCTCTAAATATGAGGGCACGGACTATTCTTCTCTAATTAAACAGATTGACGCAGAGTGGAATTTGGCTTGGGAGCATCAGCACGAAAAGAAACAAGAGGGACTTCTTCGCCTGAAGATTTATAACAACCAAAAAAGAGACAAAGACGCAGTGGGGGACACCACTCTTTTTACCATCTTCCAAACAGTATTCGCCTCTCTTTATATTGATCGCCTCTCTGCCGAGTTTGGCGGGAGAGAAGAGGGAGACGAAGAAGTAGCGGAAAACCTCAACCAAATGGCTGAATACGACTATGAAGAAATGGGCAAGGATGTGTTTGATTTTGATTGGATTTGGGACACTCTTTTCTTCGGCCGGGGTCTTTTGCAGATGACGGAGTATATCCGTGATCCTGATAATAATATCTTTGTCCCTTCGCCTGAAATAATTGACCCGACTATCTTCTTGCGTGATCCGAGAGCGGTAGCCGTGAATGGTAATACCCGGACGGGGAAGAATGCCGCTAGATTTGTGGGTTACGAAATAAGAATGAGCCGTGCGGCGATAGAAAGCAATCCCAACTTTCTCAAGAACATAAAATGGGATGAGTTAGGCTATGGTGCGGGAACAAAGAGCTTATTGGAAGATACCTCTTCCGCGAGAGCCGAAGCACAAGGATATGCAACGCCCAAAAAGAGCGATGAAACAGAGTTAAAAGATAACGCCGAATATGTCTTGACCTATTGGCTAACACACTGGAAGGTAAATGGCACGCTGAAGAAAGTGCAGGTTTGGTTAGGAAATGAAAGAAAAACAATTGTGGGCTTTAATGAAATAGGAGACAGAGAGGTAAAATGGCCGATTATTGACCGACCGCTTTATCCCACTGCTCACGATTGGGATGGCACGAGTATTCCTGATTTAACCGAAGATAAGCAACGACACCGAGCAGTGGCGGCGAATTTAGGATTGCGGGCGATGGCCGCCGATCTTTATCCGATGTATGCCTACGATCAAGTAAGAATCAAGAATCGTGGCGACCTAAACTTTGCTTTCAATAAGTTTATCCCTGTTGATGGCGAACCCTCAACGGCAATCGCACCATTGCGTAAGGCTACTCCTAATTTGCCGCTCTTGGAGTTTATTTATAATACTTTGGATCTATCAGCCCAGAAAGCAACGGCCACTCCCGAAATCAGACAGGGACAGGTTTCTTCCGAACAGAGGACTTTAGGGGAAATAAATATCGTGTCCTCCAATATAGAAACCCGCTATTCTTTGGCCGCTAAGGTATTCGGTTGGAGTGAACGAAGATTTTGGCAGCAGTGGTATAAGCTCTATAAAGATAATTTTGGCGAGAAGATTGACGAAAAGGTTTTACGGATTAGCGGGGCTTTTGGCCCAAAATGGCGTGCTTTAAGCCGAGACAATATCATCGCCCATATTGATCCGGATATAAAGATTGAGTCTAAAGTTTTGAGCAGAGCCAAGCAATTAGAGGAAAGGGTAGCACTAAGTAATTTCTTCACGCTTGCTTTTGCCGACCCCACCTCCAATAGACGCTGGGGATTAAAGAAGTTGGCGAAACTGAACGGCTTGCAGAAAGATGAGATTGATCGGCTCTTCCCGCCAACGATTGACGAAAGACAAGCCGAAGAGGAAAACGATAGCCTTAACGAGAACAAATTTGTCGGAGTATTAAGGGAACAGGATCACAATGTCCATTTAGAAGTTCACGCCAAGGCGAAGCTGACTAAGGCAACCACTGCCCATATTAAGACGCACACACAAGCCCTGATGATTAAGAAAATCTCGCCAGAACTATTTCCGACACCCGCCCAATCGGAAATGGCCAGCTTTTCACCACCCGGTAGCACTAAGCCAGAAGGAATGGCCTTACCAACTATGCCAATCGCACCGAGTCAAACATCAAACCAGCCATTAACATAAATGGACGCAACGCTTTTTGATAACGAGGATAAAATAAAGGAGGCAATCGTCCTCTTTAATGATTTGCAGAAGCATCCGGGTTGGCAATTGTTCCTTAGAGTGGTAAATGCCAATGTTGAAGAATTAACGGAGCGATTGACTAACACGGACTTTGAGAGCTTAGAAGACCAGAAAGCGATGAAAAAACTGCGACAAGCCTACATAGATGTCCGAGATACCCCTAAAAACCTTGTGGAGAGATTTACTAACAAAGCACCAGAAAATGCCTTCAATGATTTGGGGCTTGATCCCTACCACGCTACCATTATTTCAGCCAGAAAGAGATAGTTGACAAGTTAGCTAAGGGGCTCTATTATTATCATAACGGAAAAACCGAAATGGACGAATTAACCACTGAATCAATCATCGCCGAGGGAGTAGATCAGCTCACTGACGAAAAGCGAGAGTTTCTTGAAACTCATATTGACGAGTTAGACGAAGAAACAGCCACTAAATTTGGTATTACTAAACCACCGCAGAAAATAGAACCGGAGGTTCGTGGTGGCGAAGGCGGAGAAGTGAAAAAAAAGGAAGAAGGCAAAGGGGATGAAGAAGAGGAAGAGATACTACCAGAAGATAAAAAGGTTATCACTAAGGTCGTCTCCGAACAATTAAGCCCTGTCCAAGAGCAATTACGAGAATCCCAGAATATCATTGAGGTTGATACTTTTATCAGAGAAAATGCCGACAAGATACCGAATGTGGGGAAATACCGCAGTGCGATGCTTACTTATATGAACCATCCAGCTTATGCCAAAATCCCTGCCAAAAATGTTTTCAGGGTGGTGGCGGGGGATGATTTAATAAAGTTGGGGGCACAGAGGGAGAGAGAAGCGGCGGCCAAAGCGAGTGGAACGCAGGTGCAATCTTCAACCGCCAGACCCACCAATAGCGGAGAGAAAAATTGGGCAACAGCTACGAAAGAAGAGTTTTTAGCCAAAAAAGCCGAAGTTTTAGGGCATCCATAGTTGACAGGTTATTTTTTAGATACTAAAATACAATTATGCCAGACGAATTATCAGAAAGGCCGTTAGAAGAATATACTCTTAGCGACTTGAAAGAAATAGCTGCCGCAGAAGGAATCAGTGGTCTTGAAACCTTTGATAGAAAATCTCAAGTGATTTCTATTCTTACCAATGTGCGAATGGCACGGAAGGGAGACGAAAGTGTTATTACTCCGGCTAAATTATCTCCTAAAGAAGAGGCCACTGACGAGAAGAAATGGCGAGCTGATGCCCAAAAAATGCGTGATATTCTTCACGCACAACCAAAAGTTAGAGTGATGATTCCTTTAGAAATTGGCGAGAGAAAGGGATCTTATCATACTGTGATTATCAATGGCTACCGAATGGATATAATGAAAGGGGTTTTTGTTGATGTGCCAGAGCAAGTAGGTAAAATGATAGAAGAGTCGTTTGAGTTGACGGCGAGGGCGGGCGAGGAATTACTGCTTGAGAGAGTTGATCCTTTAACTGGTCGGCCAATGTCTGAAACTTTGAAAGAGTATTAAGATTTGAAGCTAAACTCGCTATTGACAAAGGCTAAAAGAGGGTTTATATTAGTAATAGTCAAGCGTAACGGAAGAACCGAGAGCGCAGAGCCAAAAGGCGAAGCGCTTTTTTTAATGTAAAAATGGAAACCACACGCACACAAATACCGGCGGAAAATCAGTCTTTCTATGATCGCACCTTATTGGAGAGGACAGTTCCTTATTTGCTTCACACTCAATGGGCACAGGTTAGGGATATTCCGGGTGGTGCAGGAACGAATATAATTAAATTCCGCAAGTATGGTTCATTGGCAGCCCAAACGACTCCTCTTACCGAAGGCATTACACCGACAGGCAAACAATTAAGCGTAACTGATATCACGGCCACAGTTCTATACTACGGCGACTATGTAACTCTCACCGATGTAGTTCAAATTGAAACTCTTGATCCTATTCTTACTGAAACCGCCGAAATTCTTGGAGATCAGGTCGGCGATTCTCTTGACCAGCTAATGAGAAATGTTTTAGCTGCTGGCACAAATGTCCAGTATGCTTCTTCGGCTGTTTCCAGAGGAACAGTAACTTCCGTAATGACATTCGCGGCTTCCGATGTGAAGAAAGTCGTAAGGACTCTCAAGGTTAATTTGGCCAAACCGATTATGACCAGAGTTGATCCGAGCACTGGTTATAATACCATTCCTCTCAAGCCCTCCTTTATCGGTATTATTCATCCCAACGCGACTTATGATGCAGAAAACGATTCCGCTTGGACTCCCTTTGAGAAATATCCCGACAAGAGCGACCGGATGCCAAATGAGGTAGGAGCACTTCCTTATGTAAGATTTGTAGAAACTACCAACGCTAAGGTCTTTACCGGTGAAGGAGCGGCGGGAATTGATGTCTATGCCACTCTTATTTTCGGTGCAAATGCTTACGCCAGAACCAGAATTTCTACCCTGACCTTGAAGAACATTATTAAACCATTAGGTTCGGCAGGAACAGCCGACCCGTTGGATCAGCGATCCACTTCGGGTTGGAAGCTAAGTTTTGTTGGGAAAATTATCCAACAGGGCTTTCTGGTTCGTTACGAACACGCAGTTAGCACATAAGGAGGAAATATGGACGCACAAAATAAAGCATACGCCTTACACAATCAATACTTAGCGGATATGTTTGACCAACTCCGCAGTAGGATTGCGTGGATGACCCTCTCTGCACCGGGATTAGTGATTGGTTCTACTTCTAAAAAGGAAGTTAAGATCGCTAATACGACTGTTTATTTAGCGGATGGACTATTCAAATCCAAGTCCTCGGCCGAGGTCGCCTTTACCGCCACCACTGACGATATTGCTCCCAATGCCAGTTCGGTGCAAGAAGCGTGTTATCTGGTTTGTCTTGCGGCTGATGGCACGGCTTCTTTAGTAAAGGGAACGACCGCTACTGGTTCCGGAACAGCTTTACTTCCTGAATTTCCTGCCAGTAAATGTGTGATTGGTTATGTAAGAATCGCGGTAGCAGCCGGAGCAACATTATTTAATGCCACCACTGACGATCTTGATTCAGCACACCTGACTGTTGCTTATACTGACTTGGGCCTCTTGGCTGAAAAGTTTAGCGCTGCGCAATAACTTCCAGCCAGCCCTAAACTAAAATGTGCTATACTTTACCTAATGACTGGTAAAGAATTTTCCGACTACATCAGATACAGAACTCGCACTAACTCAACGACTTTTCCTGACGCTGATATTGTTTTACTTGGCGATGTGTGGTTAGAAAAGCTGGCGAAGGCGGTAATGGGCGCTGACGAAGATACTTTGCTTCTTCCTCAAACAACTGACTTGAATATAAATATCAGAGAATATCCCTTCCCGAAAGATATCCTTTCCCGGATGAAGAGGGTAGAGGCTAAATTTGACGGCACGAACTGGATTTGGTTAAGCGAATTTGACCTAGTGGATTATAAGAAGCCGACTGACGAAGCGACTATTTTGGCCAATTTCTCCAACGAAGAAGGCCACGCTTTTTATGATCTCTCCCGAAAATCAATCTGGATTTATAGCGGGACAATCATCGCCGTAGTAAATGGCCTCAAACTTTGGTGCAATACCTATCCGGCAAAACTTACCGCCGCTAAATTGGCTAATACTACTGATGACCTCTCGCTTGATCCAAGCACTACCGAACACGGCTTTCCGAGAGAATTGCATAAACTTTGGGCGGAAGGAGTTATAATTGATTACAAACAATCCCGCGAAAAACCTATTCCCTTAACAGAACGAGAATTAAAATATGACGGAGATTTAGAGGAAGCGGTGGTGGCTCTTAGACACGGAAATTTGGATCGGGAGGTTATTGCCGATTTACCTGCCTCCGCCGATCGGGGAGACAACGGACAGGATTTTTAAGCACAAACTCACTATGAATAAATTGGGATGTGTTATTATAAGAGAAGAAGGATAATAAAGAGGAACTTTTATGCCCGACCTACCAATTAGTCTATTTCCAGAAGTAACTTCTCCAGCAAGCACGGATATTTTTCCGATTGTAGTTGGCCTTCCGTCCTCTCCAGTTACTAAACAAATTACCCTCGCAAATCTTATCAATGCTATTAACAAACCTGCCGGCTCAAGCGGTCAAGTCCAGTTTAATAATGCCGGTGCTTTTGGTGGAGATAATGATCTATTTTGGGATAACACAAATAAGCGCCTCGGCATCGGGACGACGGGGCCGAGTCAGAAGTTGCATATCAAAAGTACAGGAACTAACGCTGCTACCCAGTTAGAAAACTCGCAAGGAAGCGGGACAACCGGTCTCTACTATGATGGCTCTCGTAATGTTATGTATTATCAACCACCAGGGGGTGGATATTTTGCGCTTTACAATGGGTCTGGAAGTCGTTCTAACTTTTGGGTTGAAGATGATGGAGATGTGGTATTGGGCGCATCAGTCTTAGCTCCTACTCCAAATGCAAGACTTCATATTCAGGGGTCTTCGGGAGGCAATGGGTTATTTGTAGAAAGCGGCAACGTCGGCATCGGGACGACGGGGCCAACGGCTCCGCTTGAAATTTTCC